GACTGACCGAGAACATCAGTCCTTATCCATCTAAATTCCCATCCAGGCTGTGGTTCTGGATCCGGCAATATAGATTGCGGAGCCCAATCATCACTTGGCCTCTTCTGGGTTTCTCGCGTTTCGTTCTTTCTTTTTGTGCGCTCTTCTGCCATTACTTACTCCTTCAAGACAAGTGCTGGGCATATTGTTCATTAGTTATACCCAGGCGCTTGGCGAGAGCAACTTGGGTAGCCGTTAACCGTACTTTGCGCGGTTTTGCACCATTGTTCCTTGCGGATGGCGCTACCACCGTCGAGGGCTGACTAGAGGTCACGGATGCGCTACGGCCATCTGTATCGCTATTATCCCCCCAGTCGAAATTAGGGTAACTCTCTCTCATACCATTGTCTATATATTCAAAGTACTCTTGAGAGTTAGGAGCTAAATTCATATCTGTGATTGCTTCTTCATGCAACCCATATGCGGTTGCAGTCATAGCTTTCTTGCTTGGATCTGCAAACCAAGTGTTCTTATCAGCCCACTCCTGAGATTCAGGAGAAAGTTGAGGTTGAACAGGTTGTTGAGCCGCAACATTTTGAGCCGCCTGTCTAGCAATTTGTTGCTGATAGGCTGCTTGGCGCTGGGCTTGAAGTTGTTGTGCTTGTTGAGAAGCATTAGAGCTATATCTTTCGATCTCTTGAGATTCTGCCTGGGCCTTTACCATCCGCTCTTGAGCGTTAGCGACACCATCGGTATCACCTTCTTCGTAAGCTTTTTTGTAATCAGCTTTGGCTTGATCTACAGCTATCCTAGATTTTTGCTTTATCTGCTCTATTAGCGCCGCTTCGCCCCTGGAGATAAGAGATTCTTGCTCCTGGTTCTTGGTGGCGTATTGCTGAGCAATCTTGACAGCTTCTTCTCGCATCCTTTCGGCTGCTTCTCGCTGTCTCCTTTCCTCATGGTAATCAAACTTTAACTTGTTGAGTCTTTTCTGAACTTTCTCAGAATAGTCTCCAAGCTCTTCATCGTCTGATTCAGATTTAGATTCCGCCTTTGGAGGCCTTCTATCTTCAGGAGGACGATCATCGACTATTTCGATCTCGTAATCTGAACTAGATGAATCCTCAGCAACAGGCTTCTTCTTTTTTTCAAAGGTTGTTTTTACCCCAAAGAACTTGTCTTCGGGGCTTTGCGGATCAACCGATTCCGTTTCTGTAACCAACTGACTTTCACTCATGCTTTAACAACCCCCCTTGGATCTTTAACAACAGCCTCAACGCTATCATCATTAATCAAACGGAACTCTTTGCCTTCTAACTTAAAACGAGTGCCAGAATAAGATCTCATCATTACCCAGTCACCTTCCTTGCAGTAAGGGCCCGTAGGAAATCTAGATGGATCTTTGTAACAATCGGGGCCTAGCTCTAACACCATTCCCACAATAGATCCTATTTCTTCCTCTCTGAGAGTCTGAGTGGCTTTTATAATTCCACCCTCAGTTTTCTCTTCTGGATCTGGCAACGCTATAAGTATTTTATAGCCAGTCGGTACAGGAAGCTTACTAGCTACCTGTGGTTCTGCAGAATCTTCTGATTCTGTTTTTAGCTGAGCTGCTTCGCTCATATTATCTCCATGCATTGGGTTAACGCCCAAAGTCGTAGCACCAGGGAACGCCTGGAGTCGTTAGTCGGCTTGTTCGTAACGAGCCTTCAAATCCAAGATCTCACGCTCAGCTTGAGCCAAACCTTGAACAATTCCACAACAACGTGTGTATTCAGCGTAATCCTTGCAAGCTCCACCACTCATATGGTCACTCACATCATTAAGCTGCTTACGAATATTTGATCTCAAAACCTCAAATATGTCTAGTTCTTTTGTCACTAATCACCCAAAGTCTCTTTTGCTATTTCGATGCCAAGCTTAGTGCTTGCCAACTGTTCTTGGGATGCAATCTTAGCACTCTCAAGTTCTTCTTTGGTGTTTGTTTCAGCTATCTTTGCCCCAAGCTTGGCGGTTTCTAGCCTAGCTTGTTGCTCTAATCTTTGTTGATCCAGCTGTGATTTAGCCAAAGCCTTCTGAGTTTCGAGTTGGATTCTAGCCATTTCAGCTTCAGCCTTCTGCTGTATCTCTGCTTGCTTAAGCTGCAGCTCTTGCATCTGCATTTGGATCACAGGGTCTTGCATTTGCTGTTGAGCTTGCTGGGCTTGCTTCTCTTGGGCCGACTTTCCAGTCAACTGAGCAGCAGCTGGAGCGACAAGCCTGGATATCCTGTACTCTATATCCTCTGGCAAGTCTTCTTCTGGGGTAGGAAGCTCCATACCCAGTTCTTTTTCTATGTTTTGGCGGTACAAGAAAGCTAAATGCTCTTGTATATGGGCCGCCATAACGGCTTGCATCTTCTTTGCATTGGGGCTTTGACCAACAAGCTCCGCAAGCTTTGGATCTTGCAAGAAAGCCATGTGAGCTTGTATGTGAGCCTCGTGATCTTGGTAAATAAACGCTTTGACAGGCTTGCCATTCAAGATATCCATGTTTTCACTAACAGGATCCTTGGGTTTCATGTCGTTTTCAGTCGGAACTATCTGGTCTGCGTCCTGTATTCCCAAAACATCCAGCATTTGGCGGTGCAATAGCGGCAAATCGTACATTTCTGGCGATTGTGCAGACAATTGTAGCGCTGCCTGGTACTGCATTATGCGTTGAGCCATCGTTCCAGCGTTTGGATCGCTAACTGGGATGATATCTACCCTCTCATCGAAGTCCTCAGACACCATTGGCTCCGAATCTTCCATGTATGGGTACTTTTCCGGCCCAAAATCCTTAACACAACGACTCAAAAGGCGTAATTCAGCCCTCATAGAGGCGTGTAGACGGGCCTGTATGGCACTCATAACCTTCATAGACCGCTCTAGAATGGCTAAAGTAGTACCAACAGGCGCTTCTGCGTTCATATCCGCCGCTTTTACGTCAGCGGCAGAGGCAAAACGCCGTCCTTCCTCAACTATATCGCCCAGCAACTGATACAAGACGTTGCTCGGCTCCTTATATGGTAGAAAACTTATGTTATCTTTGATCGCACCGCCTGGGACATCCACATCTCGGAACTCCCCAGGCATAATCGGGGTATCATCACCCTTGATTCTTAGCCCTCTGGCCTTCAATCCACCAGGTAAATTAGATAATGTGCCTGCATCGACAAGCTGTCGCAGCAAAGAAGTGGCTGACTTAGCCAATCCACCTATCATGTGGATCAAACCAAAGCCATAAAACCCTAAACCAGGTATATACTGATAGTGAACGAAGTGTTCTCTCTTGATTTTCTTAGGATCATTCTCGTACCAGTTGCGTCTGATCGATAAAATCTGCCTAGAGCCTTGATCGATAGATACCACATAAGGTAGTTGTATGCCTGTAGGCTCACCTTTATCGGTATCTTCAAAGCCGACAAGGTCTAAGTTAACGTGCATCTCTAGGATTGTGTGCCGAGAGTCGTACTCGTAGCTGGTATTATCGCCTGTCAGGCTGTTGTATTTCTCTTCAACCCTATCTGTGTCGGGCGATCCAGCACCCAAATCGATATCACGATAGAATCCAGATACCTGTAACTTGCGGATATCGTTGACCGCCCTCTTCATAATATGGGTGGTTCTCTCGCAAGTCGTTAAATCAGATGCTCCATAGCTCACTATAAAGTCCTCTGACGGCACAAACATACTACAGGGTCTTCCCATATTAGGGTCGTAGTAAACCTTCCTAAAGGCGCTCCCAGCCAGCGGTAGAGAGAATAGCATTTTCTCTGTTTCTGACCGATATTCAGTCATCTGTTCTGTCAGAAGATAATTAAGATAGTCCTGCACCCTGTGGGCCTGCTTTTCTTTTTCATCAGTAAGCTTGCCAACAATAGATGTTTTGACTGGGCCACTCGCTGGAAATAACTCCTGTATGGCCTGAGACTGAAACTTAATTACGGATTCGGATAGCAGCGGGTGAAATACGCCACAAGCACCATCCCACGGCTCTGATCTATCTTCGTTCTTGAGGCCAAGCAGATCCA